TTGCTTCGTGCCCTATTTTATAACCAAGTGCCTTTAAAACCTCGGTCATATACACAGTGCCGGAACGGGCACAAGCGGCAACATAAATGCCCTTGCCTGTCACTGCCTTGCCTTGATATGACCACGAAATAACCCCCTTGTTGTTTTTTACATACGCGCCGTTTTCTGTGAGTTTAACAGGCGGCCCGCATTTGGTAATAACAGGTATCTTAATCATCTCTGGCATATTTAAAGTCTTTGTTTACCCTGAACCATTGCCTTGCCTTCTTGCTGTAATCGTCTTCGCCTGTCGCGTACATTTCAGGAGACTTGATATTAGCGGGAACAAAATCGTCTTTAGGCGGAGTGCCGCCGTCACCTTTGATAATAGTATCATTCAATGTCTGTTTTCCTTTTTCGTAAAACTCTTTGACAAAGATAGGATGATTGCCTAATCCGGTCGTTTCGAGAAGTTCTTTAAACTCGTCACTGCAAGTCGCACAGAACCTTTGCGCTATCGCAATGTTCTCGTCGTACTTGTCGGCAAATTCCTCTTTTAACTGTTTTTCTCCGGCAACGGCACTTGCGGCAAGATCGGCCTGCATCTTTTCGTAGTACCCTTTGACGATACTCTCGAAAGCCTGCTTACTCACACCCTGCTCGTAAGCTATCTGCTTTAAAGAATTTTCTACATCTTCGTTTCTGTGGGTTTCGGGAAGTCCTTCCGGTACTTGAACCTCATACCCGTCAGGGTTTTCAGGACAACCTGTTTTCTGGTAGAACGCCCTGATTTCCTCGGCACTCGATTCAGGTGTGGGCATCTTGACCCTTTGACCCATGCCTTTTTCAAGGTTGACATAACTTTCCAAGAACTTATCCGGTGTATCCCAACCCTTTGTTTTTACTAATTCTCCATATTGGTCTCCGTACCAGGTTTCTTGAGTTACCTGTTCGGAGTTGTCTGCGTTGAGCAGACTCGTCTCAGACTCAGCCATGCTAAATTCCTTTCACTCTTTTAGAGCTATCTATTGCTTCTATTAACTTTTCAAAACGCTTTTCAAGTATCTCGACTCTTTTGGTTAAACTTTTTCCTTTCTTTTTCTTTGCCTGTTTTTCTAAATCCGCTATCTCCGTCTCGGATACGGCAAGACCTTTTAAATCACTCATTTTTCCTTCCTTTCTAAATTCGGCGGTATGTTCAAAATGTTGTCAACGTAACTTCTGGTCGATTCCTTGTCGTATATACCTATTCTTTTTAATATCCCTTTCAGGAAATTCACGACAGCCATTTCCCCAACGGTTTCTATATCGTCATCGAAGTAACCGCCAACAGCCAGCATGTGACTTAACGTAGTCTTGCCTGCATCTGTCATAAAACAGGTTCTATAAAAGGTCGTTTCGTCCTCGTTCATTTTTTCGCTCCTTCTTCCATAATTTCAGTTTCTTTTTACCGAATATCTTCTCGTAATTGGACTCGTACTTCTCTCGGTCGTAAGGGCGAATCCAATCATCGTGTCCTAAATTTGCTCTTGATGTGTTAGGCAACGGCAGCTCCTATCTGTTCGGCAGGACTACCTGGTTCGGGTGCTTTTGCGAGTTTCGGGTAAGCCTCAGCCATACCCTGCGCCTGCTGCATCATCTGCTGCTGTTGAAGTTCGGCTTCCTGCTGTTCCCTGAACTCGGTAAGTTCGTCATCAGTTCTCATTACATCCTGCGGGAAGTCTGTGGAATCTAAAATTCTCTCAGCAAGCCTGTCAGGGTCTACCCTGTCCAAAACCTTCGGGAAAACAACAGCTGCCTGCGCTAATTCATTTAATCCGTTCTTAATCGGCTGCATCTGAAACAACCTTCGTTGCGCCTGCGCGAGAGGCCCGATGAACCTTATATTTATATTAGCATCTCTCCTGCCCATAGCTTTCGCTTCTTCAACGGCATCTATGAGAATCTGCGGAGGTTCGGGCAACCTTCCGCCCTTATCTGCTATGTCAGAGACTATATCGAAAACCTTGGAAAGCCCCTCTTGTTCCAAGCGGTCTACCTGCGGCCCTAAGAGTACGGCCTTTTCCGCCTGCCGCTCCATAATCTCGGTAGCGGTCATCTCCCGTTCTGCGCGGGCGAGAATCAGGAAGAACTCCACCCTGTACTTGTCCTCGATAATCCTCTGTATCTTTTCTTCTCGGTCGATAGCTATCGGGAAATTCAACTGCTGTGGTATCTGTGAGATTTGGTCTTCGCCCGTCCCGAAATAGTTTTTCCCGTCAGGACCGAGATGGACGTTACCCCTCATTCGCTTGGGTATGTTCATAGGCGGAGCGACCGCTTTATGTGCGCCTGTCAAGAGTAGTTTGCTCATCTGGTTTAATTTCTGAATATCAACCAGAGCGTCAGCGGCGGGAGAGTAGCCGTAAATCTCATCGGAGTTCTTTCTTAATCTCCATACAGTGTAGGGATTAAGGTCGTATCCACCCTGCCTTAGAACGTCTTTATCAACCCCTTGAGCCGCTTGTTCGTTGCCTATCATCTGAACGTAAACAGAGCGCCACGGCTTATTGACAGATAAAAGAGAACCGAACATCCTGTCAGTATTAGGGAATACCGCATGTATAAATTCGTGGCGTTTTTCGGGATGTTCCTTGGAGTCGTCTTTTATTTTCTGGTTCAGATTACTATTTACCCCAAACATATCCACGGCCTGTTTCGCTGTAAGAAAGAACTTTCTGAACACCGTGTCTACTTTACCGTACCTGTCCTCGGCTATAAAAACTTCACGCGGATGAATCGGGGTCATTACCGACACGCCTCGGCCAATATCTTCCTCGGTATAAAGAGTAGCCGTTCCGGTAGAACCCGCATCCCTGAACCATTCACTTAGAATAGCATAGAAATTAGAACGCAGAAACTCGCCGTACATTGCCTCATCGTATTCCTGAAGATACCTTTGAACCTCGTCTATCTTGTTAAGATAAGGTATGCCCATCACGCCCTTGAACCACCTGAGAGACTGAGATACCATGTGCCCCTGCATACCATCCACCCAGACACTCAGCGCACTTGAAGGTTCACCAGTGTAAGCATGTTTACCTCTCTTTGCGCCCTTGTTATCGTATCTCTGGGAATCTTTTATCAACTCCCTTCTCGGATTGACATATCTGGCAATCAGTTCGTCACGGTCGTCATAGTCGCGTTTAACACCCTCAAGATGCTTCATTCTCAGTTTGATTTTCTCGCCTAATGTTTTCTCAGACATTGACATGTTCCGCCTTTATTATCTCTGGCGTACAAACTATATACGCATTATATTCTGAAATATCTTCACGTGGCTGTGGCATCGGCTTACTTTTACCACACACAGGACACACCATACGATCACCATAATCAAGCATAAACCAATGGTCGCCATTGTTACAGTTTTCTCTACCTTGCCTAACCCATTCGTTGACTTTTTTCACGATGTAGTCCTTCCTAACAGCGTAGCGGTCTGGCCGAGAGGCTGGCCTTGAGTCAGGATAGTGCCCCTCCGACCTGCGGCGACTATACGCTGCCTGCGCCTATCCCTGTCCCTCTGTTTAACATCTTCATCTATCTGTCTTACGGTCGGTGTCGGTGCGGCAGGAGGCGGGGGTTTGGCAACCTTCGGTTTGGAACTGCCGAAAAACCTTCTGAACGGATGTGTCGGGTCAACCTGAAACTCTCTTTCTATAATTCGCATTTTAATATCACCGCCATTTCTTCAAAGCCATATCTTTTTAGCGCCCTCATCTCTTTACGGGTAGTCTCGCCTCTCATGTGTGTCATGCCTCGCTCTTTAGCCCACACCTTTGCTATAGCGAGACCTTTTTTACTTGATTCCAGACTTGTGCCGGACTTGTGCCATATCTGGTTAATCCACAGATAGTTCTTGAACTTCCAGCCGATAAGATACCCGTCAATCTCCCCGTCGTTCTCGGAAACCAAACACAGGAAATTTTCAGGGTCGTGATTCCTCCAGTATTCTATTTCATCACTCTCCCCCTCTAATCCCAAATGAGCAATGTCTATGTCAGGACGATTGGTTATCATCTAAAATTGCCGCGTAAGTGCCATCTTCGTTTAGGTAGCGAGCAGGCTTGTGGGGACAAACAATTATAATCTTGTCTCCATGCGATTTCAAATGCACTCCCCCACAATTACAATCCACAGGGGCAACAAAAGTAGTGCCACTACGTTTAAGGCCACATTGTTTCATTTTTTCACTCCTATAAATTGTGTACTAACGGGTCAAAGTCTTCCTCTTGCTCTTTGACGTAACCAGGTGCGCCCATACCCTGCCAGTGCTCCAAGTCCTGCAAGGCGATATAAAGATAATGGAGCGCGTTGCGGTAATGGTCTTGCTGGTCGCCCAGCTTTATATAGACATATATCCTGTCGCCGGTAGGCAGTTCCTCTATCGCCTTACCACAATTACATAACTGTCGGGCAAATTCCTTGACCTCATCGCAGTTTCGGGGAATTACAACCTCTTTGTTCTTTACCCAACTGTGGGTCTTGTCGAATATCTGAATCTTATTGATTGTGTAAATACCGGCCTTGTCATCGGCTTTCAAGAAAGGGTTCCTCGCCTTCGGTGAGGTCGGATACTGCGCGCCGAAAACACGGTAAGGTTCCTGCTCCTGGAACTTGGTAAATGACTCCTCGTATGGCCGAATATCCACCACCGCGCTCTGGACATTATACTTCTTGGCAATGTCATGTACGGCATCAAAGCCTTTGACCCTGCACATATAAATAATCTTGGCTCGTTTGTCGTCTATCTTCTCCCCGACAAGAACCGTGTGATACGCCTTGCCAATATCAACACCCATAGCCGTCTGGCGGATAGAAATACTCGTCCTCATCGGGTCGCTGCCGCAACAGGCAAGAACATCACTTTCCGTCAGACGCTCCTCGGCCTTCATATACGGCAGACCCAAGATGGAATTGTAGAAAGTACCCATCTGGCTCTCGTCAGCCTGAGCTTCGTCCCAACGACTGACTACCATCTTGATCTCGCATTTCGGTGAAATCAAATGAGGAATATGATAGCCGGAAATCTCCCTGTCAGGATACTTGGGAACCATCTCCTGATCGGTGGTCTTAACAGGTTTTCCACATTTTATACAGGCGAAATAAGGGTGATATGCTTCGTGCGTGGAATCTCTTTTGTACTTAATACAGTTGGGAAACTCATCTACCAAACAGGTGTACCCACCGCAAGCCTCACATTTGCTCATAGAGTTCTTCTGGTCAGATAACCCGAAAATCTTGGAAATACCGAAATCCGGCAAGGTGGGAGAGCCTAAATCACGCTCACGCTTGAAGTCAGAGTCCAAAAGCCTGTCCTTGGTCATCTGAACAATGTCGTCATCGAACATACACCGTTCATCGCGGATAATCTCGTCAGCAGGAGTAGACCTCGCGGCCATAGTATCCTTTTTCCTGCCCTTTAAGTTCTTAGTGGCGGTAGCACCCTTCAGGGTAAGAAACGCCTTGTTCACCTTCTTGACGAATACACTGTCAGTGGCCTTGAGATGTTTTCGGATACAGGCATTGTCCTTAATCAAAGGGCCGAAACGGGTCTTACTGAAATCCTCGACAGAATCACGCGATGGAAAATAGTAAATTACCCCTTTAGGGTAAATGCCCTGAATTAACTTATGAATGGCACTTAACATCATGGCCGTAGTGATACGAGCCTGCGTGCCCTTCATCACGGCGATATGACGAGACTCGTCACGCATTATATCGCCCATATACCGACAGCCTTCAAGCGAGAAAATGGTATTGCCCATCAAGCGTATCTTATTGCCGACAGCCCATTCGGGAGCGTCAACCATCATCAGCTTCTGTAAGTCAATATCCATAAGGCTCCCATTCAGTTACCCATTCAAGGTTGTCAGGCTCTATATAAATTGTTACTCCTCTGTTGCAACCAAAGACATTGTTCGCCGCTCCCCAACCTTGTTCTCAAATACACCATCGGTTTCCGGCGAACAGCCACAAGTCCAAACGTCCATCCCACACGAACAACCACACAAATTCCAATTCACATAGGGGGTATTGGAAAATACTACCATTTCATCTCCACAATATAATGCCGCACCACCATCTTTGTAGACCTTCCTGTGCCTTGTTTTCTTCTTAGCAGGCAACTTATGGAACGCCTTACATTTGTCTTTAAGAGATAAAATCCCAACAAACGGCGTAGCACACAAACCTTTTAAAAAACTTCGCCTATTCATTTTCCGTACCAACCAGTCGGGATGTCGCACGATTCAAACCCAATGTCAATACACGCAAATCAGC